TGCTGGCAAACCTGCTAAGGCACCGGCTAAAAAAGGTAAAAAATGATTCAATTCCCAACCATCGTTTATAAAAGCCCCGGCAGTCGTCGCAATAAATACGGGACTTATGATTATGTCGGCGTCAAAACTCAGGAAGAGTTTGACCGGCGTATCGCTGATGGTTGGCACCCCTCGCAGGCGGCGGCGTTCGCTTCCCTCAAGCAACCTCACCCTCCCGAGGTTACTTCGTCGCCTGCACCTATTCTTGATGCTCAGCCTACTCGCGCTGAGCTTGAACAAAAAGCCGTTGCGCTCGGTTTGAAGTTTGACGGTCGCACGACAGACAAAAAACTTTTTGAGCGCATTGAACAGGCGCTAGGTGGGTGACTATGGGATATAGCAAACGCCAATTTGTGACGGCCGCGCTTGAGGAAATCGGCATTGCGTCCTATAGCTTTGACGTATCGCATGAGCAACTTGAAAGCGCATTGCGTCGCCTTGATTCCATGATTGCAGACTGGAACGGCAAGGGCATTCGATTAGCGTATCCGCTGCCTTCCAGCCCTGAGTTCAGCGACATTGATGCAGAGTCAGAAGTTCCTGACAGCGCGAATGAGGCGATCATCACCAATCTTGCAATCAGGATTGCGCCCAGTTATGGAAAGCAGTTGATGGTCGAAACCAAGACCACTGCGCGTGATGCCTACCAAACGCTTTTAAACCGGGCCACGCTGCCACCGCAGCAACAGTTGCCGGGGTCTATGCCTTCCGGGGCTGGAAACAAGCCGTGGCGTGTTTATGACGATCCGTTCCTTCGCCAGCCCGTTGATCCTGTGCTTACCGGACAGGATGGCCCACTTAATATCTGGGGTTAATTATGCCGACAATCAATCAACTGCCTTCTCTTGCCACCGTATCATCCGGCGATCAGATTCCTGTTTATACGCCCAGCAATGGGGACGCTCGGCGCATGTCTATCAGCGCGTTGCTGGCCTACTTTCAGCAGAGCTTTGCAAGCCCCACGTTGGCAACGAATCTGTACGTTCCGGGCACTGGCTTTAATCAGACTGTTCCGACTCCGGTGGCGCAGCAGCAATGGATGCTGTTGCAGCCTGCCGGTACGCTTGCCACTGGCACGATTACCTTCCCGCTGAATACGGGTGTTCCTGATGGCACTGAGGTGCTGATTACCAGCACGCAAACCATCACCGCGCTGACTTTGGCACCGAATAATGCGGCAAATATCTTTGGCGCTGTTACGACGCTTTCCGCTGGTGGATTCGTTCGGTATCGCTTTTATCAGCCGACTAATTCTTGGTATCGCATCGCTTAAGCATGCCGGCTAAAGACTCCCGACTAACCCGCGCAGGCGTTGAAGGCTACAACAAGCCTAAGCGCACGCCTTCGCACCCCACCAAGTCTCATGTGGTGGTGGCTAAGGATGGTGACAAGGTGAAAACCATTCGGTTCGGGCAGCAGGGGGTGTCAGGCTCGCCTAAACGCGAGGGCGAGTCAAAGGCGGACAAGTCGCGGCGGGAGTCTTTCAAGGCTCGCCACTCCGAGAACATTGCCAAGGGTAAGATGAGCGCGGCGTATTGGTCTGATAAGGTGAAATGGTGAGTTAATGCAGATCCCAATTCTGAACGGCATTTACACTGACAGCGGCCCAGACCTTCGCACGTCTTACCCGGTCAATCTTGTTCCTGTGCCTAAAAACTCAGGAATCAGCGCCGGATTTCTACGCCCGGCTGATGGCGTTGTGGCTAACGGCACAGGGCCAGGTATTGATCGAGGCGGCGTGAATTGGCAGGGCGTGTGCTATCGCGTCATGGGCACATCGCTAGTTAGTGTCGCAAACAATGGCACAGTAACCACACTTGGCGATGTTGGTAGTGGCGATCTAGTGACGTTTGATTACAGTTTCGACCGGCTGGCTATCGCGTCAGGCGGGCGTCTGTATTACTGGAATGGCACCACGCTTACGCAAGTGACAGACCCCGATCTCGGAACCGTTCTTGATGTGGTGTGGGTTGATGGCTACTTCATGACCACCGATGGTGAGTTTTTGGTCGTTACAGAATTGAGCGATCCGACTCAGGTCAATCCGCTCAAGTATGGATCGTCCGAGGTTGATCCTGACCCCGTTGTAGCGCTTCTTAAGTTGCGTAATGAAATTTACGCGCTAAACAGAAACACCATCGAAGTATTCGACAACGTGGGCGGTGACTTCTTCCCGTTCCAGCGTATCGACGGCGCGCAGATTCAAAAGGGTGTTATCGGTACTCACGCCTGCTGTGTATATCTTGAGTCAGTCGCGTTTCTAGGCAGTGGAAGAAATGAATCCCCAAGCATTTATCTTGGAGTAAATGCTTCTTCTGCCAAAATCAGCACTCAAGAGATCGACGATATTCTTCTCGGATACACCGAGGATCAGCTTGCCGATGTAAAGCTAGAGTCGCGCAACGACAAAGCGCATCAACATCTTTATATTCACCTACCAGACCGAACGCTTGTCTATGACGGCGCAGCGTCGCAAGAGCTAAACCAACAAGTTTGGTTTGTGCTAAGCACTTCCACGATAGATTTTGCACAGTACCGCGCTCGAAATCTGGTGTGGGCCTATGACAAGTGGCTCGTTGGCGATCCTCAATCGTCAAGTGTTGGATATCTGGTGCAAGACACGGGAAATCATTGGGGCCAGATCGTTCGCTGGGAATTTGGCACGCTTATTGTTTATAACGAAGGAAAAGGCGCACTCTTCAACGAGCTTGAGCTTGTGTCTCTCACCGGGCGTGTGGCGCTTGGTATCAACCCAATTATCACTACTAGCTATTCGCTAGATGGCGTCGTGTGGGGCCAAGATAGGCCGATTAGAGTCGGCACTACCGGAGAGACACAGAAGCGCCTTGTATGGTTCAGAAACGGGCATATGGGAAACTGGCGCATCCAGCGTTTTCGTGGCGACAGCCAGGCGCACCTGTCTTTTGCTAGACTTGAGGCTCAACTTGAGCCGCTGGCGTACTGATGGCAAACAAACTAAAACTTACCCGAGATCAGCTTGCGTCATTCCTTAAAGATGCAGAGCAGATTAAGCAATTTGAGCAGCTTTTTGCGCTTGCTGATTCGATTGCGCCTGACGTTGTAAATGAAATCAACATCAACGCCGGTAATGCTCAGGCATCGGCTAATGATGCACTCGCGCAGCTTCAAAGGCTGGCGGACGCGTTTGAGCTTGTTGAAACGCCGCCACCGATAGAACACAACAATTCAGTTCAAACTGATTATGTAGATATCAATCCGCTTGCTCCTACACCTGTTGAAAAGGTCGGGCGTCTTTATTGGACTGACGACTACGCAACACTAGAGTTTGGTTTAGAGGGCGGAGTTACAGGGCAGATTTGCCAACAGCTTGATTTTCACCCAAAGAACACCGGCGCTACGCAGATTAATAAAGGCATGGCGGTAATGGCGACCGGCGTAATTGGAAGTAGCACAAAGATTACGTGCGCGCGTGCTGTGGCAGATGGAAGCGTTGTTGCACAGTACATGCTGGGTATCGCGGCACAAAACATTCCGGTAAATAGTTTTGGTTATGTTGTCTGGTTCGGCAGTGTGCGCGGATTCAATACGACCGGCGCAAACAAGACCGTTCCTGAAGTTTGGGTTGATGGAGATATTTTATATTTTGACCCAAACTATCCAGGCGAGCTAACCAAAATTCAACCAAGCGCACCAGACTTGGATTTGCCGATTGCAATTGTTACAAACGCTGCTAACAACGGCTCCATTTTCGTCCGAATGAAAACGGGCGAATCTATGAACGAGTTGCATGATGTAAATACAGCAACGGCGACAAACGGTGACTTGCTTCAGTATTACGGCGCGGGGCCATATTGGAGAAACGTCGCCCCTTCGACGGTTTCTGTTGGCACTGCCACCAACCTAGCTGGCGGCGCTGCTGGATCGGTTCCGTATCAATCAGGCGCAAGCACAACCACATTCCTGAGCATTGGCACCGCGTCCCAAGTGCTGCAAGTAAATGCGGGCGCTACTGCACCTGAATGGGTATCCAGTACCGGCACCGGCAACGTGGTGCGGGCGACTAGCCCAACGCTAGTCACGCCTGTGCTTGGTACGCCAACTAGCGGGACGCTAACCAACTGCACCGGACTTCCGATTGTCGGAGGCACGACTGGCACGCTTAGCGCAGACCGCGGCGGCACCGGGCAAACCACGTATGCAGTCGGTGATTTGCTGTATGCCGACACCATCTCAACGCTGGCAAAACTGGCCGATGTTGCAACTGGCAATGCGTTGATCTCTGGCGGCGTAGGTGTTGCGCCTGCTTGGGGAAAGATTGGCCTGACAACCCATGTGTCCGGCACGCTGCCAGTTGCCAACGGAGGCACAGGACTGACCTCCGGCACCTCGGGTGGCGTGCTGTATTACTCAGCATCTGGCACACTTGCCAGCTCTGGTGTGCTGGCATCCAGCGCGCTTGTTGTGGGAGGCGGCGCTGGCGTAGCG